AAAAGAGCTAGTCTTAAAAATTTCAACAGACTTGTTTATTATATTCTGCTGATAGTCCCTATATTTAATCATTAGATTTAAAAATAAAATATCTTCCCCCTAAATCTCTACTTTCTTCAAGTTCAGCACCAAACTTATATAAAGAGTATGCTTTTACCCAATTATAAAACCTACGTCTTGGAACGGTAAATTTAGATTTAGGAGCATAATCAGGATATTCTTCTACAAAATCATCATACAATTCTGTTCTATAAACTCTGTTGTTAGGTTTTAATTTATCATTAGGCTGTGAGTTACTAACAAGTCCGCACCATTCTATAAACTCATGATTAGTTTCACTGGATAAATCTTTTATCTTTTTGTTGACAAAATTACCCCTAACTAAACCTTTGTCTAAATACACCTGAAGGTTGGTTATCATGTAGTTATCAAACTGACACCACTCGTTATCATCCCACTCTCCAAACATTAGTTTACCAAACTCAACAAGAGGCGTAAAGTCTTTAGTATAGAATTGAGCCAACTCTAGATCCCATTTTCTTCTCTCAAATGAAGATCCCTTTCCTCTCAAAGCATAATTTGTTGTTAGTGCCACTTTAGGAGATTTTTCAAATGGTATTTTCAGAGAGTCACGATTTTTCTTCTCAAGGGTTAGCCCTTCCGTAATAACAGAAAACAACTTTTCAAAATCAAAAGATTTTTTTACATCATCAAAACAAAGTATTTGAGTATCTGCTGAAACTAACTGGTATGCAAAAGACTTTTCAAAAGAAAAACTTTTACCATCTATTGTAACACATTTCTTCATTTTAGCTAAGGCGTTCATAAACAGCCCTTTACCTGTACCGCCTTCAGGGTTGTCAGATATAATTTCATCATTAAGTATTACAGCAGGACAATATGATAAGTTTTTCCATCCGTGCAGTAGGTATCCTATGGTTGATTCCATTGAGATTATTCTGCTATCATCTTCTCCGCTAATATTTGAGATAAATGTTTTGTAATTACAATCTCCTACCTGACACAATGTAAAAATTCTATCTATAACATGGTCTCTCCAAACATAGCCTCCTAAATCTAGGTAGTCAATAAGTATTATATCATTCTTTGTAATTTTTACTGCACAATTCATATAGTACAGGTAAGAAACATCTTTAGTGTCGGCTATAAAAAATACATTTATAGATGATATTAAAGTTAAAAACTCTTCCCTAAAATATCTTGTCTGCTCAGCAAAGTAATTGTAAACAGAAAGATCGTCTATTGTTAAAAGAAATGATAATACAAAATCTTTTATTTCTTTTTCAGAGGTATGGTCAATTAAGTTGTTTGTTACCCTTACAAATATATAACTCTTACTCCCTTCAGGACTAAACTTATAAAACCCATTGTCTTCCAGATAATTCTTAAAAAGTATGTGTACTATTTTAATTACTCCTTTTTCATTCTTTGTCCAAAACTTATGGTTTGATTGCTCTTCCTCCAGGCGAATTATGACCTCATCAATATCTCCGACATCAATCTTTTCGCTTTCTAATTGACATCGGATTTCTTTTTTTGACACCCCCCGTCTAAGTTGCTGTTTGACTAGGTTAACCCTATCCTGGTCTTCGTAGTATTTAGTTCCAAAGTTTTGGACATGAGCATAGGCAGAATTAATTGTCCTCCTAATTTCTGCTATATTAAAATCTTTAGAATCAAAATTACCCATGATAAATTCAGCTAAATTTTTAGGAACTCCAAAGTCATTAAATGCTGATGCTAATATAAATACGTTATTGTTTCTTTCTCCATTTTTTAATCCGTATTTTTTTTCCCACCACTTCATAAGTATCTCTACAATTTTATTCTCATCTATTACTGGTATTGTAGGCTTGTCTTTATACTTGTTAAGTTCTACAAATTCTATTTCATCTATTTTCTCCCATAAGTTAGAGTTAATGTTTATATGTATTAATGGATCGTAAGACTCATAACAAACTCTAGATATATTTTTAGAGGTAGTGTCAAAATATGGTGAATTAAAATATGTGTTTAATGAAGAGAAATAATTTGTATGATTATCTACATCTTTAGGTATTTTTACTATAACTTTTAATCCCTTACCGCTAGGAGATATGAATACAGAAAATACAAACTTATTCTTAGTTAGCTTTTCTTTTTCTTGCAATAATTCTTTACTTGACTTGTATCCATCAAAATCTAAACAAATTAATCCACTATGTTCGGTAAGTGAGGCGTCATTCCTTTTTGTAAAGTTACCACTAAAACATATTGCAGGTAATTGTTTCTTTAAGTCGTTCCTTTCTTCTTTATTTTTCTTAGATCTAATTTTTTTTACTATTTCCTTAGAATTTCCTTTCTCTATTCTTTCTAAAACTAACCCAACATTTCTATAAAATGGTTGAGAGGTGTCTTTTATGTCTTTAAATATTGTAATCTCCATCTGCTGTGTTCTATTTCATTAAATTGTATTTGTGTAAAAGAAAAGGGAAGCTGATAAAACTCCCCCTTTCTGTAATAACCTCTCTAAACAAGTTTAAAAAGGGAGGTCATCCTTTTCTTCAACAGGAGGTGCTACCGCCTTTGTGGCTTCAGGTTTCCATGTGTCAACAGAAACAGAATGCGACTTACCGTATTGATCTTCTTCTTTTTTCTTTTGTACGTTAAGTTTTATATACTTCTTATTGTTGTACTCGTAAATATGCTCTACTGGTAAATCAGTCAAACACAAACTACAAGACACTAGGTTTCCATCAAACTTTGACTTACCTGATCCTACATAAATTTTTTCTTCCATTTTAGTGTAATTTAATTTCTTGCTCCAAAATTTCTAGTATGTCAGCCATAAGCCTATGCTTAGACTGTTCATCTTTACAAGTAGTTGGAACTTCTACTGTAAATACCTCTCTTTTCCATTTAAAAAAAGATAATAGTTTTTTAAAGTATTTCATAATTAATATGTTGATCTATATCGCTAGTACATCCTTCCTTAAAAAATTCATTATATATTCTTACTGCTTCTTTTACCTTTGCTTCCCCTCTCTTAAGAAACTCCTCTCCAGGTGTAAACACTGAAAGCTGATGTGTTGTCTTGTCTATTACATAAAACTCTAAAGGCTTTCCAAACAGCTCTTCGTATATAAACGCCTGACTGTCATAGTTATACTTAGAAGCTGAGTATTTAAACTTAGCTATATCTGAGGTGGTTTTTAAATCAATTAGCTTATGAGTACCTACAATATCTGCCTTACCTTTCCATTTAATTCCCTCAATAGTTTTAACCATTGGTACTTCAAACTTATTGGTTTCCTCGTATATTTGCTGATGTAAATCAAAGTTAGACTTCATAGCGTTTACAACTTTATCAAGCTGTAACACTTCAGGTGCTAATAAAAACATCTTACCATCATGCTCTGCTGAAAATTCTTTATATGCTTTTGAATTTCTACTAGCTAAATCAACAACTATAAAGCTATCTAACTTTTCAGGCTCTAACATAGCAGTATGAAAATACCTTCCCTCAAGCATCGCCTTTGTTTCTTTTTTTGGCTTATTAAACTCTTTAGGATTATTTAGTAATGAATAAATATCAGAATTAGAAAGCCATTTTTTTCCATATTCTCCGTAATACTTCTCATCATCTTTTAAATTCATGAGAATTTCTAGGTGTCTGCTAATATCCATATCATCTGAATCCATTTGTTTTTTAGTCATCATAGCTTAATCTTTTATAATATTAGCAATCTCCTTTTTTACTTTTGCAGTTATCTTGTATTTCTGCTCTAATGTTTTAACTATCTTAGGTAGTCCCATTGATTTGTTTGAAGCGATCCAGTCAAGAGTTTTTTTCATATCAACATCTCCTAAGTCAAGAACTACTGATATTGGTTTAGGTGGTGCTGGTGGTGTGGCTATGTCAACAAGATCCTCTCCTTTGAATATAGATATTCCCAGTCCATGCATAGCAATAGCTTTAGTAGTTGATCTCTGTATTGTGGTATTTACATCCATTGAGGTAACTTTATCAATAGGTATAGAACTGTTCCTGTAATCCATTACTGGAAGGTAGTCTATGTGTTCAATACCATTAACTGTAACTCCTACCTTGACAGAGGCTGTTTTTCCATCTGTAAAATAGTTTAATCCCGTATGCTCACTTTCATACACCTTTCTGTTTGCTTCAGGATAATTCTCCTTTATCAAAGCCCATGCGTTTGCCCATGACAAATAGTTAAACCTTCCTTTTTTTTCAGCCATTCCTTTTACGTTGATGGCTGACAACTTTTTAAAATAATTTTCCATTTTTGTTATTTAATTTGATTAGTTTTTTTGTATGGTAAGAATACTTATTCATAACAAACTCCCGTTTTGTTTTTAAATTCTTAATATACTTATCGTTCTTCCTCGTATTTACCTCCTCTTGCATATTTTTCTGTATCATGTCTAATTTTCTGACACAATTATTTACAGCCATCTTTAAACAACCAATAACCCATCCATAAGTAAAAAAGGTATTGTATTCATCTGTTGTTAATTCTTGAAAATAATCTCCGTTTTTTGAGCAATTTAATATCTCTGTCTTGCTAGGAAACTTTTGTATTTTAATACCAATATTGATCATGCTTACATTATTATTCCTTTCCATGTATAATGTATCGTCTTGTAAAGCCTGGCTATATATGTCCTCTATACTATACATTCTTTTTTTGTAACTCATTTACTATGTTTTTCCAGTCTTCATCTTTGTTTATGTATTCTTTTGCTTTCTTGTATCCATGTATAATAGTAGAATGTGTTACTGGATGTCCGTTCTCTTCCATAAATAATCTTATGTATGATAGTCTGATTGGGCGTTCTTTGGCTAAAAAATATAGCATTTGTCTTGCTTCAACACTATCTCTCCTCTTGGTTTTTGTAAACATTTCATCAAGAGTAAGATGGAATTGTTCTGCTATTGCAGATGCGTAGTTGTCAAATATTTCTCGTTTCATTATTTTTTCTTTTTATTTAATTTTTCTAACCTTTCTATCTCAAACTTGAGATGGTTAATTGATTTTTGCAAACATTCTATTGGAGATTCATGCTTCTCTGAACTACGCAAACAGTAGGTTACAACGTTACCAATATTCCATGTGCAATTAAAGTCTTCTACTACATATCTTGCTTGATAATACCCTTCTCTATATGTATCTCCTATATAATAATTTGGAACTTGGATCTCTTTACTCATACTTTCTGTAATCTTTTAATTTGTATCTACTCATGTCATTATAAACTTTAGCTACTTTATTTACATCTTTTTTTCTATAACTTGGAGTCATAGATATAATGTTATCTTGATATTCTTGCATTCCAGAATACTTAAAATAGTTATCCAAATCTATGGTATTTTGTTTAATTAAACTATTATTTTCGTTTAAATATTTAAGATCTTGTATTATTTGTCTTGTTTCTTTTTTCATTTGATTTAGGGTTAACACAAAAGGAGAGCAATAGTATTAACTGATTGTTGGCTTGTGCCTTTATGCTCTCCCATTATGCTATTAAAATAACTAAACATTTAATATTAAAGGATACTCTTATGTACCCATTAAGATTAGGGATTATTCCCAGCTATTTTAAGTTAAAAAAAAGGTAGGATACACGCCATGCAGTATTCCTTAAAAATTGATCTCGCCTAATTACCCTTATTTTCTGTAATTATCTATTATAATTTGTTTCAATATAGCTTCATTAAGTTTTTGAAGCCATTGTATGTATGATTTGTTGGGGTTTTCTTTCATCTTTTCATCTATCATCAACTGGTATACTTCTTTCATAATTTATATAATTTAGAATACTCACTATATATATATATTATCCAATCATTGTATAAAGGCTTTCCACTATAATACATTACTTTTCTTACTTTCATAATCCTAATCTTTTATCATCAGCATCAGCTTCTGCTCTTTCTCCCCTCATTAGATCATCATAGTCATACTCATTTTGTGTTTCGCATATATCCTCGCAATCTTTACATACTACTTGAGCATCTCCATAACTATCCTCTATATCCATATAGTCAGCACCACAACATTTACTAACTAGCATGATTAAATTGTATGTAGCATTCACTAGGTTTGTCAGTTTTTTCTTTGCTTTTTTTTGTATCAGATTTTTTCTTATCTATTACTTTTCTTACAATAGTAGAAGCAAACTGATCAATTTTGTTATGTTCTTTTTTTGTC